CTAAAGGTCGAGTTTTCCCTGGTCGCGGTCGAATTTACGATCTTGAACCCGTTTCAGCAACCGGTAAATGGCGTTCTCGGTCAGGCCGTATTCCAAGCCGAGGCGGCGGTGGTTTCGACCATTGAATTTGCTGAGGATCTCCAAGTCTCGCTTTGATAGCTTGAAGAGGTGATCCTTGGGAATGGTGATCGTGCTACCCGCCCAGGCTTCGCTGAGATGGTTTGATACCGAGGTGCCGATCTGGTCAGCCAGCTCGGTATCTATTTTGTGTTCCAGCAGTACCTGGGCCACGTGAGCTGCAATGTCAGCCAACAACTCGTGACGCTTTTCGCCCATCGCGGATGTAGGTTTCATTTCAGTTCTCCTCTACGCCGAGCAGCTTCGGCAGCATCAATCAAACCGAGCGTTTCGTCCCCATTGATCCGGGCCAGACGCTCAATGTAATCAGGTACCGGCGCAGGGCCCTGCTTTCTGGATGCACTCGCAGCGCTTGCAGCGGCGACTGCCTTGGCATCACCAGCCAGCCCCCATACAACAGCTCTCAGGTAGTGATGACTCTCCAATGGAAGGATCAGCTTCTCCCGGTTACCGGTCATTTGCTCAATGCCAGCACACCACAGGCCTGGGGTGGCCTTACGAGCTTCACCGGTGCGGCCGTCTCGCATGACCGAGCCGGTCTTGACCATCCCCAGCAGCTCGTCAACCAGGCGGATGGACTTGGTCATGCGTAGCGAGCGGCGGGCCGGGCTGAACAGCCGCAGGTATACCAGCACAGCACGCCCCAGCTTTGGCTCAAACTCAGCGAACAGCGCCGCCAGGCGCTTGCCGTCGTCGTCAGCCAGCCCGGCTTCGAACGGGAACTGCTCGCCGCAGCAAGGACAGGTAAACCTCATGCCTGCCTCCGGCTGTCCAACTCATTGGCCAGCGACTTCCAAAGCGGCTCCATGATTGGAAGCCGTCGTTCCCAGCCTGCTGGCAGGCCTTCCAAAATGCGTTGCTGTTGCTCCTCGGTATATTCGAGCAGGCCCAAGAGTTCCAGAATGCGGGCGTGCATGTCGCGCTTCTTCTGTTCCTGGTGCAGAGCGGCAATCATGCTGCGCAGTTTGGCCTCATCACGAACCCAGGCCGTACGCTCTATACCCCACATCTGCTTACCGATCGCGTCAGCGTATGACCAGGGCAATCCCATATCGGCCAGCTGTGCCTCTACCTTGTCGATCATGGCGGGCATGCGTTTGAAGTTATGGGGTTTGCCGCGAGCCTTGTTGCTTGGCTTTGGCTGGAACCCCAGTCGTTCAAACTCCCGCAGCACCCCGCCCAGGGTGCGGCTGGTCAGTTGTTTCGAACTGGTAACCCCCGCCACCCTGCTGAGCAGGGCGCGGTAGTCTTCATCGGTCATGCCCAGCTGCTGGCGGGCGATGTGGATCTTTGCCTGATTTGCTCGGGATATCATCCTTGCTTCTCCAACTGCCTGAGGCGGCGCTGAATCGCCTGAACAACACTCTTTTGCAGGTAAGGCAATGCCACCGCTGCACGGCACTGATCCAGCGAGAAAGTCGCGACGCATCTGATACGATCTTCTGCGCAGACATGGAAGCAGGCTCTCCCGTCATGCTCTCCCGCGTAAAATGGATGCTTGTCGGGTCTTATCACTTCAGTAGCCATTTGATTCTGACTCACCTCACACCCCCGCAATATCCAGACTGATCGGCGAATACTGATCGGTATCCCCCATGCGTTCGTAAACGCGGATATAGGACTTGCTGCCGACCACCTGGCAGGCTTCACCAATCGCTTTCATAGCCTGCTGCCAGCGCTTATCAGCAATCTCCAAGCGGCGCAGTGCAAGAACGCGGGCTGTGCGAATCTCGCCTTTGGTGTCCGTGCGGAAGGCGTCATTTACCAATGTCACCACCTCTGGCCGCGCACCTTGAGTCCAGTCCTTCAGGCATTCATCAATCAGCGCTCGTGCAGCCTGCAGGCGTTCATCAAAGGTGATGCTTTCCTGCACCGCCCGCACGATCTTGAACCGGCCGTCAAACGACAACAGCGTGACGTTGCCCTTCTTGCCACCGACCTTGGCACCGTACTCCTCAGCGCTCATTTCAATGAACGCCTCGATATCGCCGAATGCTACGGCTTTGAAATCAGCCAGTTCGCTCGACAGCTCTGATGCCCGATCCACCAAGAGGCGAACCAGGCGGTCGCGCTCCAGGTCGACCGGCTTGATCATGTCCTCATGCACCAGCCGCCCCTGGGCATCGCGGCGGTAACCTTCTGGGAGTGCTGCTTGTTCGTTCATGGCTTTTGCTCCAGTTCGTCCAGCCGATCAATTTCAGCCAGAATCAGTGCTGCCGCCTTGACCAGGTCACGGCGACGGGTTGAGGGTTTCCACGCGGCGCGTTCGAAGGGCCACAGGCATACATCGTTTCCCTGCAGCCATTGCATGGCCCCGGAGGGCAGCGCGTAGCACGCAGCTGCCTGGGCGAGCTCTTCCTCTATATGGCCTCGATCATGAGGAGCGTCGTAACACTCTTCCTGGATTTGGCGGACCCGCTCGTGAACTACATCTCGGATTGAGCGGCGTATGAATATTTCATGGGCCTCGCTCACCGCCAGACTGGCCGCCGCAGAGCAGGCTTTCCGCACGGACTGCAGACCGGCACAGAGCAGGCCGTCTGCAGTTTCCCGGTCCATGGCATCCATAGCGATCTGATCAAAGGAAGGCATCAATGCAGCCTCCTATCGTCTTCATCGTCCCGAATCCGCCAGTACACCTCGCAGCCCAGCAGCTGCGTATGACAGGATCTGAACCGACCAGGTGTGCGTTGCAGTGCGAGGCCAAATCGGCCGGTCTGTACGGTATGGATCGGAGTCTCGGTCTCCACGACCAGGAACGGCCGCACCCCGCTGACCCCGGTCATCACCACCTTGCAGCCGAACTTGCGCAGCTCCCGCGTGACGATATTGGCCAGTGCCAGCGATACCTTGACCTGCTGGGTGAAAACTTTGCTTTCACGCTTCCTGGCCTGCTGGTGTTCGAATTTGATGAGCTCGCCCATGTCACACCCCCTTCACTACGTCAGCGGTGACAATGGACTCACCGAGGTCAGCCGCCAGATTCATCGCAGCCACCACCATATTGCCGATGGCCAGGGGGAACAGCAGGCTCCGCGTAGCGTGGCCAGAGGAGTGCTGCAGCAGCTCACCCAGCGCCTGGATGCCGCTGTCGTCAATAACACTGGCGGCATCTACCCCCACCCTGGCAAAGCGGAACGTGATGAACTCGGCCAGCTCGCTCAGCGGTACCGGCTCCAGCTCTACCACCTGAATACGCTGCACCACCTCCCTCAGCTCCGGGTTGCGCTCGGAAAGCTTTACGAGCAGCTCAGGCTGACCGATGAGCACAATATTCAGCAGTTTGTTAAACCCACGCTCCAGCTCACGCAGGCGCTTGAGGTGTTTCAGCGTAGGCAGGGGCAGGCTGTGCGCTTCTTCTATAAGAAGCAGATGCCGGTTGCCCGCCTCGGCACTGGCCAGCAGCGCCCGGTGCATCTGACGGAACCGGGCTTCAGGACTGGACCTTGGGGTTTCTGTGGGGTTGACCACAGCCATGATGGCTTCAGCGATGTGGGCGCTTTTCAGAGTCTTGCCCTTGGTGTCGTTGTCTTCCATCGCCAGTACATACGGCTCAATCACCACCACAGGGGCGCGCTCTTCCTCAATACGGGCGACCAGCTCGCGGCGCAGCGTGGACTTACCCGCGCCCGACTCCCCAACCACCGCCAGAAATCCATCGTGCTTGGCTACCTGGTACATGGATTCACGGACGTAGCGGATATCCCGGCTGATATACATGTCCTCTGGACAGGTGAGATCATCAAACGGGTCGCGCATCAGCCCGAATTGCTTACGGGCGGCTGGCATCAAGATCTGCTTACGCTTTAACATAGGTTCTGACTCCTGATTGTCTTCCTGGTCGGATTTAGCTTGGGTTGCTTCGGGGGTCGGATCGCCCGTGTTGGCGCACGGGTGATCCACCTTTTCAAATACGCCGCAGATCTCATCATTTGCGGCGCCATGTTCAACAAGAAACGCTGTGATCTGACGCTCCAGATCAGCGCGCTCCAGACTTTTTGGCCACTGGCCGTGGTTCACCAGCTGGGCCACCGTCGCCGGGCTCAACTCCAGCGCCCGGGCCAGCCCCGCCTGTTGCAGACCATGCTCGGCCAGCGTGGTTTTCAGCTTCAGCATGCATCACCTCCCACCAGCCGCAGGCCTGAGCGCTGGGGTTTCGGGTTACGGATACGCTCGGCGAATACATCCAGTTCAGGCTCTGGCACGCCGTCGGGATAGGTCTGTTTCAGGGTGGCCATGACGTCAGCGGTCCACAGATCACCGAGCATGATTTTCAGGCGCTTGGCTGCTGCCACATGACTCAACAGCGGCAGCTCCACTACCGGACCGGTGAGCTTGTGCTCGGTACCGCGACGCGGCATAAAGGTTGGCAGCTCGGCATCGTCCAGCGGCTTGTACGGATTGAGCTTGCCACCCAGCGGCAGAGCCTTCGCCTTGCGCCGCTCTTCCGCTTCGCCAGCGCTGCTGGTGCCGGTCATCCGTTGCTCAATGGCCTGCACCGCCTTCTGTGCCGGGGTCTCAGCAATGCTCTTGAACTCGCCAAAGGCAACCGAATGTTCCTCAGCAAAGCCGAACTCACCCTTCTCGATGCGCGGAACGACATGAATTATCTGGTGGCCATCGACGCCGGTTGCGACAACCTGGGCGGCGTCATCCCGCCAAGGGTTGCGAGTGACCAGCACCTTCTCGTGCACCATCACACCAGGAACACCGCTGACATCGTATTCAGCGCCCTGGAAGCTAATGCGCAGCTTGGGAGTAACCTTCCGCTCTACCGGGTCGGCCACCGCCAGTTCCCGGCAAACCTCCACTGGCGGAGCTTTGACCAGCTGCTGCTCGGTGATACGCATCCACGCGCTGGATCGGGTCATCCCGTGACGGCGGTGCACAGCCGTGGCGTTGTAAACTGAACGCCATTGCGCAGCGAGTGCATTCAGCTCAGCCAGATCCGCCACCGGGCGGTACCGCAGGCCGGATTCGAACTTCTTCTCGATAATGTTCCGTGAGTTTTCCACCTGACCGGTGGCGCGGGCATTGCCCGGCGCGTGAGCTATGGCCTCAATGCCAAGCGCTCGGCACAGGTTCATGGCCATGGCGCTGGTGTTGGCACTGCCCGGATCCATATAAAGGAGGCGCGGAACCCCGTGCAGCATGTCTGGACCGCCACGCTCCTGCAGGGCGTTGATCAACACGTTGCACAGGTTCTCCCCGGACTCCGCGCCCATCACATACTCCACATAGATCCAGCCGCTCGCGTGATCGGTGATCTCGTACGACCAGACCCTGTCCGCCATCACGTTTTTCAGGTTCTGCGGCTTGTTCTTGTAGAACTCCGCCTGATCCATAATGTGCAGTCCCTGCGCCCTGGCTGTGGGCTTCAGGTAGTACAACACGCAGATAGATGCGTCGATCTGCCAGACGTGGTTCGGGTGTTCACTGCGCATTTCCACATGGGGCGTGGGCGCCATGATCTGATCCAGGTGCAGCCCATAGCCACGAATGGCCCGGCGGATAGCGCTTTCGCTCAGCAGGCTGATTTCCCCGGTGCGTGGGTCAACTCGCTCGGCTTGAATGAAGCCGTTGGTCCGCAGTGCGTCCACCGTGTCCATCAGTGCCCAGGTGATTTTGTCGTTACCACGCCGGGTCTCACGAATGGCGCCGACAATAGTCAGCGCCTCGTCATAGCTCAGGTCAGACCTGCCGGCATCTGCCCGGCGCTTGCGTGTCCTGGTACTCACGGTCAACTCCCGCAATTTGCGGTGCAGCGTTGCCTGAGAGATACCCAGGTCAGCGCACGCCGCGTCATAAATAGCCTGCTTGCCGCCATGCCCTGCAACTCGCACGGCCTGCGCAACGGCAACCAGGCGTTCGGTAATGACGGCACTCATCTCAGTTCACCTGGTCGATGCCGAGGGAGGCAGCAGCTTTGGCCACGGCGTCTGGCGCCATCCAGTCGGTGGTGTCCGCGTCAACGTCATCAGGCAGGTCGTAATCCTCGCGGAGGGCGATAATCTGCATTTCCAGCTGCCGCAGCAGGCCAGCCATGTACAGGCGCTGGTCCTGGCCACTCTCCGAGCCGACCTGTGTCAGCGCCTCGAATGCGGCGCGCACCTTGTTGGTCAGCACGTTTTCGGCCTCATAGGCAATGCCGCTGGCCTCCACGCGCAATTCCCTGACGGCTTCAGCCGGTGGCAGTGCCTGAATGCGACGGCGGGCTTTTTCCAGCTCCAGGCGGGCCTCATCCAGCGAGCGGGACTTATCAGCCAGCACTTCGCTCTGCGCTTCATAGTCGGCCTGAGTGTTTTCCAACTGGCTGGCCAGTTCGGCCTTCTCTTTGGCGTGACGGGTGATGATCTCCTCAGCCAGCTCGACGAAGGCCTCCTTGTCGCCGGTCTTCGCTACCTCGATCAGGGCCTCTTTCTGATCCTCCGGCAGGCGACGGTACTGGCGCATCTCGCGGTAGCCAACACCCAGCGCGCTGAGTTGATTGAGGGCGTGTTCACCGAACGCGTTGAGGTTTGCGAGATCCTCATCCACTTTGGAACGCGACAGACCTAGGGCTTGGCAAAACCCATCAAAAGTGCCGACGTCGGCAATTTCATTGCCTTGAGGATCTACCCCCTTTTTGCCCGCCAAGGCCCGGTACATCTTGGTTTCCTTGATATGCTTCAGCTTCGTCAAACTGACGACGTCGGCAAAACGGGCAAATGAGTTCGCCATTTGAACCTGGCCCAGCAGCTGGTTTACCAGGTCACGTTCCTCGCTATGTTCAGCCAGCAGGCTGGCCGTGTTTTGGGCATCAGCGATCAGCTGAGCATCCAGCTCGGGCAGTGCCGCGTCCTGGGCTACATCGGTATCGGTGTTCTTAGTGCGAGCCATTGGTGGTGCTCCTTACAGGTGGCTGCCAGCGGCAACCCGCTGGCTGAGTTCATGAATACGGTTTGTGGCGCGGTTGATCTCATCCGCATGGGCCTGGGCGATCTGCAGCAGACTCACGCTCAGGGCGAAGCGGCCGTTCTCCAGGCGCATGGCGAACCCTTCAGCAATCAAGGTATTGATGCAGCGGTTGATGGTTGCCGGGCTTTCACCCAGGGCTTTGGCCAGCTCTCCGTTGCTCACGCCGGTCAAGGTCTGGCCGCGTAGCGCACGGATCACGCGCAGGCCTCGCGCCAGGCTGTCGCTGGTGCGGGTCTTGTCAGTCTTCATGGGTATCTCCTAACTCCAGCTGGGGCTGGTCGTGCTGTTCAACGTTGCCGTGGTGCCAGCCCAACCCCTCCATAGCGGCGCGGATCTGCGCCAATGTTTCAGGGGCATCCGACTGGCCTGCATAAAAGGTCATCAGTGCCCCCGTGGCGGCATGCAGCAGTCCCTGTAATGCCTGAATGTCGGTCTGGTCGCAGGGGCGGCCGGTGGGTATATCGATCACCATCTTCCCGGCGCTGGCCGCCAGCCACTGGGTCACGTAGTGGCAGCCGCAGGCGTTCTCGTAGTTCGGGATCATCACCGCAGGCATACGGCCGCTGGACAGCCACTTGTACAAAGTCCATTGATCCTCCATACCCATCAGCTCCGCGATGCGCTCCACGCTCAGGTTCCGCTTGGCGCGTGCATGCTCCTTGCACAGCTCAAAGGCGTGCCGGAGCGACGTAGCGCGGATGGATTTCCAGTTTCTGCGAGTCATTGGAACTGTCCCTGCCTGTCTATTTCAGGTGCTTCCAAACAAATACCGGTTTTGCCTGTGGGCAAAAGCGTTTCAAATGCCATAGCCTTGCTGGTACATTCACATCACAAGGAATTGCCTAATGGATCACGAACAAGTCCGCCTTCTGAAAATCGAGGGGGCGATAAATGCCTTGGCAAAGGCCTGGCTGTTTCTGGCGGCTCAGGCAGAGATCCGGGGTCAGCTTGATCCTGAGTTGATGGAGCAGGCTCTGCTGAAGGCGCACTGGTCTGGCGCTCCGTTTGAGCCGCACGCCCAGCAGCTGATGCAGCACCTGGCTGAGCAGTTGGCCGATGCGCGAGAGACGCGGCGCAAGGAAGATCTGTATCGACGGACGGGCTATGAAGAGTGAAGCCGTACGCGTCGCGCTCGACAACAGGCGGGAGGTTTGCCGGATCCAGTAAGATCGGCTCGCCAAGCTCAAGAAGATGGCAGCCGGCCTGCGCAAAGAACTCACCATCCAGCTGGAGCATGCAAAGGCCCAGCTGCGGTCAAAGGTTGAACACCCGTTTCACGTCATTAAAAACCTGTTCCGACATCGGAAAGTGCGTTACCGGGGTTTATTAAAGAACACAGCTCAGCTGTTCACCTTGTTCGGTTTGGCCAACCTGGTGCTTGCTCGACGGCTCAAGCAAACTCCGTGCGCCTGAAATCCGCCCAGACGGCGGAAATGGCGCGAAAACGACCAGAGATCAGGTTTTCACTGCAAAAAACGGTGCGATTTGGACGCATTAATGTTGAAACCAATCCGGCTGCGTTTGCTTTTTATGGCGTGCCGTTATTTTTCCGCTTGGCGCCGTTTAATCAGCGCTTCCCTAATCTGACGGCACATGTGCGCTTTCTTGAGTTGAGGTATGTGAGCGAAATGAAAAAAGACGAGCGATACGAAAAAGCACTACTGGCAGCTGAGCAGCTGCTGGAGTCAAGGAAACGAGCGAAATCCTGTTTTTACAGCATTACGTGCGCGGACTTGACGCAAAGCCAATCGACTTGCTTGACAGCGACGAGGGGCTCGCCGCTGTGCCGACGATAATCGGGCGGCTGGAGCATGGCGTCGTCACATAGATTGCCGCAAGCGCTACTCTGACCTGTGCAATGACGCCCTGCTGGCGAGCAAACTACAATCTCCAAACTCTCAATCGCAGCCTTCAATTGAGCCGCTTATACATACGTCCATCATGTTGCGACTTTACGTACCAGAAATGGCTGGGCCGTCGCTCAAATGCATTCCTCCAATTACATACTTCAGCAGACAATCGATCGCACATCCGCACAATCCCAGCCACCTGATAAGGATCTGAGTGTCTGGAGCTGTTCAGCGCTAGGCAAGCAGTCAGCGCCTCGAACAGCGGAGCAGACTTCATACGAAGGTGTTCCAGCGGTGCTGAAAGCACCATAAAGCTGTAGGCCTCATGCGCTCCAGACACCCCGTTGCTGTCGTTATAAAACATTCGGACTTTACCAATATCGTGCAACAACCCTCCTATGAATGCGACCCATGTTGTCCTCATACCCAGTTGATGCTGACTACACAACGTGGCGGCACTCACTGCCACTTCATAGCTGTGAGCCAGCAAGCCGCCGACATGGTTGTGATGGTAGCCGTGACTGGCCTTATCACTGCAGAATGCAAGCATCAGTTGGTCGTCCATAAGCACATCAAGCAGAAAGCTTTTCAGTATCGCATCGTCGATGTAAGCCAACATACTCCAGACTTTCACCAGCGTTCTCTTCTGCAAACCGCTGGCCCATTGAGCCTGACGTTCCACCTGCGAGCGAGGAATGCAGTCCGGCAAGGGCCGCAGCCTGACAAGGTCGCGTCCTTCACCTTCTGTCGAAAACTCCACCACAACCCACTGGCCATTAGAGTTACAGGGTTGCAGCTGCTCCGTGCGCAAGTAAGGAGCGGGCTCTCGTTCCAGCCCAGTGACGCACCACTTGAGCGCTCCGCCTTCTTCTAATTGCTGCTCAACCCAATACAAGGAGGAGCGAGTTCGTGTCATCAATGAACGCATCAGTCCACCTCCTCACACAGCTCTTGATCCAGCAATTGCTCAAACGCACTACCGTCCTGTCTGATCAGGTTAGGGATGTAACGTGAATACACGCGGAACAGCATGCTTGTATTCGC